CTAGAACTGGCTGATCTCGATGTCGTCCAGATAGACGACTCCGTTGCTGACGACGGCCGTCGTCTTGATCTGGAGGATGAAGTGGGTGGCCCAGAGGGGCGCGGGCGTCCAGGAGAGCAACGGCTGTCGGAACGTGATCCACGCGGGCACGGCTGACCCGCTGCGGTTCGAGGTGCCGAGGATCGGGCCGAGGGCGAAGCCGCTGCCGCCGAGGTTCGTGCCGCCGCCCGGGTTGGCCCCGACGTGGGCTTGTCCGTAGCGAACGTTGATGACGACGGTGGAGTCGGTGTTCATGATCATCATTCGCAGACGAGCGTTGACCCGGGCACCCTGGGCGATGGGCACGTAGACGTAGAGGTCGGCCGTCTCGCCCTTGGCGAGGTGGGTGAGCTTGAGTGACTGGGTGCCGGAGGACGCCTGCTCCGAGGACAGCACGGCGGTGTCGTGGCCGCCGATGGTCTGGAGGAAGAGGTCGTCCACGATGGACGCCTCGTTGAAGTGCCCGTCGCGCAGGAGCGTCTGCTGATCGTTGATCTGCATATTCAGGGTGCTGTTGTTGAACGTGGCCGTGCCGACCGTGGTCGTGACGATCCCGGGGCCGGAGGACAGGTAAGTCACGTCCGACGCCGACCCGTCGAAGGAGCCGCCGACGATGTTCACGCGCTGCGTCGGCTGGGTGGTCGAGATGACGGGGACGTAGCCTCCGGGCGGGATGGTCGCCTTCAGCGACGTGATCGTGCCGTTCAGGGTCGCGGCCGGCGCCCCGCCTCGCGTGGCCGAGACGACGACGAGGCCTGTGGCGCTGTTGGAGAGCACGTAGTAGGTGGACCCGGCTGCCAGGCCTGACCCGTTCTCCGCGTTGATGAGCAGCGCGTCACCCGTCTCGTAGGCGCGGCGGGACGGGAACTGGAGGCCATCGGGGGTGACGTTCACGACGCTCGTGTAGTTGTCTTGCTGGCCGAGCAGGAACCGCACGCCCGTGAACTGGACGAACGCGGACACGTCGAGGAGGTCGAACCACGGCGCGTACGGCGAGTTCATCTCGACGTGACCACCGTTGAAGAACACGCGAGCCGACTTGGAGCGGAGGATCTGACGGTGGTTGTAGGAGAAGGAGCAGACGTTGAAGTCCATCGCCTGGTCGGTCTGCGCGTCGATGGCCAGATTGTTGCCGGTGATCGAGCAGTCCTGGAACACCAGCCGCTCGCCGGAGTTCGCGGCGGCGAGGTGCCGGATACCGACCTTGCACGCCTGGATCGCGACGTGATCGAACTTCACCATGTAGGTGTTAGCTCCGAAGCGGACGCCCTCATTGAAGTTGCGGAACACGCTCTTGTCGATGCTGATGTGCGAGGGCTTCTCGGTCGGGGCGGTGCCGTCGAGGCGACCGATGCGCAGGCCGTTGCCGCCCGCGTTGCCCGCGCCGACGTTGATGATCTGCACCATGGCGGTCGCGTGCTGATCGACCGGGGAGCCGCCCGGGTTCGTCGCATCGCCCGCCGCGTCGGTGTACGCGACCCACAGATACTTGGACGGGTCCGTGATGGTGGAGCGGATTTCGGCCGGACCCTGGAGGCTCACGCGCAGGTTCCACGTCAGCGTGTCGTTGACGTAGAAGATGCCGCCCGGGGCGCGGACGGTGGCCGTGCCGAACGCCGGTCCGAAGGCGGCGGCGGCGGCGAGGGCTGCCTTCCACCCGGCCGTGTCCGCGGCTGCGTCGGCCGGGTTGCCCTTCCCGACCGCGCCGTAGTCGTACGGGTTGAAGAACAGGTCGCCCTTCTTGACGCGCGCGAGGAGGTCGGCCAGCTTCACTGATCCGGGCGCGAAGTTCTTGATGCTGCGCAGCCCGATGTTCAGCAGCTCCGAGAAGGAGTGGTTCGGGATGGCGAGGTCGGTCTCCTCGTAGACGTACAGCCCTTCGGCGTCTAAGTAGCCCATCAGTCCTCTTCGCCTTCTGCGAGCTGGTCGCGGAGTGTCACGGTCATGTCGTCGTTGCCGAGCGCGTATTGCACGGCGGCGATGGTCTTGGTCAGCCTCGTCCCGGAGGGGAGCTGCACGTAGGCGCGGCCTCCGGGGGCGATGGTGTAGTCGGAGACGGCCGTCAGCTCGACGTCACGGCCGCGCGTCTGCACGAACCGGAGAAGGTAGGCAGCGGCGCCGGGGCCGGGATAGGGCGAGGATCGGCGGAACACGCGCGGCTTGTTCGGATTCGCGAGGAGCTTGGCGTAGTCGACCTGTTCGCGCTGGTTGCCGTCCGCGTCCTCCCACTCGTAGATGACGACCACCGCGTCGCCCCACGAGCCGGAGCGGGACACCTTGTCCGTCAGGGCCTTGGTGTTGGCGGTGGACCACGCGGAGATGCTGTCGGAGGGGATGCGCTTGAGGAGGTGCCAGAAGCCGGATACGTCCGCCCAGAGGCGCAGGCCTGCCGCCTCCACGAGGGGGCGCAGGTAGTCCCACCCGCTCACTCCTGTCTTCCACTCGCTCGCGTCCGCCTCGATCAGGGCGTGGGACGCGGCGTCCGATTCGAGGACGTACCCGATGCCGAGCGATTCGATGACGTAGCGCACCACGTCCAGGAGCGCGACCGCGCCCGGGGCGTAGGGGGCCTGTCCGGAGGACACGTCCTGCTGCATGAGGAACTCGGCGCCGGCCAGCGTCAGGGACAGCTCGTCGGCGGCGTAGTCGGCTACCGATTCCACGAGGTACATCTCCACGAGCAGGCGCTCGCGGGGAGGCGAGGGGTAGCCGTTCCAGTGGTTCTCGAAGTTCGCCGCGAGGTCCGCGAGGGTGGAGGGGTTGCTGGTCGCGGGGCGCGTCATGTCCTCGGTGACTCCTGCGAGGCCGCGCTCGCGGTACCGGTTGGTGATTGCCGCGATGGGGAGCGAGCCGCTGTAGACCTTCTGCAGCTCCAGGACGGCGCGAATGAGGCGCGCGCGGGGGTCCATTGCGAAGCGCTCGATGGAGGTCTTGGGGAGGGTCAGGACGACGGAGGCGGTCACGAACGGGGCGCGGTTGTCGTCGAGGGACAGGCTGCCCGACTTGATCGCGAACGTGCCGATCAGGAGGTCGGTGTCGTCGTAGAGGCTGAGCGAGGCGAGGTGCTGCGAGATCACCGGATCACCTCGATGAAGTCGACGGTGAGCACCCATGAGTGGCGAGCGCGGGGGTCGAGGAACAGGCGGAGCGCACCGGTCGCGTAGTAGGTCATGGTGAGGATGCCCGGGTCGTCCAACCGGATGATGCCGGGGGTCCGGTGCAGGAGCTCGGCGGCTTGCCCTGCCGCCTTGTCGGCCAGCACGTAGGTCAGGGTGCCGGTGCGGGGGCCGGCTGGGCGGACGGTGATATCGGGGACGGGGTTGCCGATCAGCTCGTGGATGATCGTGCGGAGGTTGGACGTCTGCGAGACGGACGAGACTTCCAGGACGCGCACGGGCGCGGTCAGGCCGGCGGAGTGGCTAAGGGTGACCATCAGTCGTAGACCTGCTGTCCGATCTTGGTAATGCGCCCCTCGACGTTCACGACGATGCGGCGCGTTCCGAACGTTTGGATGGCGCGCTCGACGGGTGACATGTCGGGGCTCGGGATGATGACGTTGGGACCGGCGACCTGGCCGGGGATCCCGCGCTTCAGATCGGCGGTGTAGGACGATGCGGCGGTCTGGCCGAGGGTGGCCCAGTTCGCGGCGGTCCGGTCCTTCTGCTCGTTCGGAGCGTCCACGTAGGCCTGGATCAGGGGGGCCGCGTCGGCGCCGAGGGACTGCAAGTAGTTGAGGGCGTCCTGGTTGATGTTCCCCTGGAGGCCCGCCATGTTCGAGCGGTAGTTCTCCATGGCCGCGACCCGGGCCTCGATGTTCGCGTTGTACTTCTCCAGATTCAGCGCGCCGGTCTCGTCGTCGGCGTACTTCTCCCAGTCCGACCCGGCCTCGGTCAGGTTCTCGGCGATGGAGTCGGCGTAGGCGGCGGTGCGCTCGGCCTTCGCCTCCAGCTCGGCGGCGCCCGAGGCGATGTAGGCCTCCTCGGCGAGCTGCGCCTCTGCGGCGATATCGCGGGCGCGCTCCAGCCCGGAGACGATCTTGGCGGAGTCCTCGGCCCGGGAGACGGCCGCGCCGTAGGAGGTGTCCTTCGTGGTGTCAATCTGGGAGGCTTCCTCCTCCAGCGACTTCTGATGCTCGCGCTCCTTGGCGATCAGCTCGTCCAGGCCCTCGACGTTGCCCGCGTAGGCCTGAGCGATCTTCTCGAAGCTGGAAGCGCCGGCGCCCTCGCTCAGCTTGTAGAGGTCCGAGAGGCTCTGCTCGCCGTCCTCCGCCGAGGACGCCATCTCCTTCAGTCGGCCGACGAGGTAGTCCAGGCTCGGCCCGCTCTGGGTGCCGACGTCGACCAGCTCGGCAGTGAGGTCGGAGACCTTCTGCTTCATGGCCTCGGACTCTTCGCCGCCCTCCTGGAGCTTGGTAAGGACGACACCGATACCGGCCGCGGCGGCGACACCGGCGATCAGGCCGGCCGGACCGAACCCGGCGAACGCGTTCGCGGCGACCTCCTGGAAGGCGTCACCGATGGACTCCGCCGAGCCGTCGAAGGACGCTGCGGCCTCCTTCGCGGTCGAGGCCGCCTCGTCGCCGATCTCGCGCACGCCGTCCGAGGCCCGGCTCGCGCCGTCGCGCATCGAGTCGCCGAGCCCGTCGCCCGCGGCCTTCGTCTCGGCTTTGACCTTGCGGGCCATGTCTCGGAAGGAGTCCTCGATCTTGTCGACGGCGCGCTCGCTCTCGCGCGCCCCGTCCTTCATCGAGTCGCCGATGCTCTCTCCGGCCCGCTCGCCCTCGCGCGCAGCGTCCTTCATCGAGTCGCCGATATCGTCCCCGGCCCGCTCGCCGTCGCGGGCAGCGTCCTGGAGGGAGCGGCCGATCTTGTCTCCGGCCTGCTCTCCGTCTCGGGAGGCGTCCTGCATCGAGCGGCCGATATCGTCTCCGGCGCGCTCGCCCTCGCGGGCAGCGTCCTTCATGGAGTCGCCGATGCTCTCTCCGGCCCGCTCGCCGTCGCGGGCAGCGTCCTGGAGGGAGTGGCCGATCTTGTCCCCGGCCTGCTCCCCGTACCGGGAGGCGTCCTGCATCGAGCGGCCGATATCGTCTCCGGCCTGCTCGCCGTCCCGCGCAGCGTCGCGCAGGCTGTCGCCGATCCCGTCGCCGATACCGGCGCCGTCGCGGGCCACCTCGTCAAGGGCCGAGGAGACGTCATCGAGGGCGCCCTCGACGTCCTTGGTTCCGCGCAGGAAGGCTCCGACGTTGGCCAGGAAGTCGATGGAGATGGGAGCCATCAGCGCCCCCTAGCGGCGGCGGAGAACCCGTCGTAAACGGTCTTCACCCAGAGGGCGACGATCCGCTTACCGGCCGTCCCCGCGGCGGGGTTGACCACGTAGCCGCGCGAGCGGGGCCGGAACTGCCGGCCGGTGATCCTGTTCACGGTGTAGCGGGTGCCCTTCGGTGAGGTCATGGGTGACTGGTGCTTGCGCTCGCGGGCGCCGTACTCGATGGCCGCGAAGTCGCTGGAGGGGACCAGCCCGCCGCGCAGGGGGCGCCGGGAGGTCGCGGCGGTGAGCTTGATGGAGCGGACGCCGATGCCGACCCGTGCGCCCGGCAGGAGGGCGCGGACTTCCAGCCGCGTGGTCGTGTGTCCGCGCAGCGCCTCCTGCCAGACGGGTCCGGCCTTCTTGCGGGCGTCCTTGTTGATGTCGTTGCGCACGGTCTTGTCCGCCTGCTTCATCCCCAGGAGCACGGCCTGGAGCGGCCTGGAGCCGCGCACGTCGATCACTAGTTCGCGGGCGCCGCGGCGAACTTGGGCTTGTCGCTGGCCATCGTGACGGTGGTGTCCTGCCAGGTGTTGAAGTCGCCGCCGATTTCGGCCGGCGCGGCGAGGGTCACCTCGGCCGACGCGATGCGTCCGCCCGGCACGGCCTGGTAGCTGACGGTGGCCTTCTCGCCGGAGAACTCCAGGAGCACGTTGGCGAGGGTGGCGGTGTCCTCGAAGTCCTGGCCCATCGCGAGCTGGAGCGTCCAGGTCTCGGGGGTGGTGTCGGTGAAGCTCACGTCCGGGTCGCCGCCCTGCCACACCTGGGCGTCGCCTCCGGCCTTCACCCACTTGCAGCTCTTGACCTGGGCCTTGTACTCGATGGCCGCTGCGGTGCCGCGCTTGATCTTGATCGACACGCGCCGGTTGGCCTGCATCTTGAATGCCATGGTGGTTACTCCTCAGTGATGGTGGTGTGCACGGTGACGTCGAACTTCCACGCCGGGTAGCGCTCCTGGAAGTTCGTGCGCTCGGCCTTGGTCCAGGCGAGCCAGTCGAGCGGATCGAGCGCTTCGATCAGTCGGTCGGCGGCGGCGTCGAGGGCGTCCTCGGCGGATCCGCCGCCCTTGGTCTGGGGCACCATGACGACCACCTCGAAGGTGTGCTGGGTGGCGCCGCGGTTGGGCAGGGGGGTCATCTCGGTCCGGTAGACCAGGAGCCCGGCCTGGTAGGTGGGATCCACGGTGAGGTCATCCGGGGACGGGATGATCAGCCACGGGAGGCGGCGGCTGAGCGCCGGGGGGCGCAGCGCCGCCACGAGGGCGGCGGCGAGCTGCTGGCGGGAGCCGGTCATCCGACGCTGGGCCTTCCGGTCTCGGGGCGCAGGAGTCGGCGGATCCGCTTGCTCATGTCGTACTCGCGCACGGTGAACCCGTCGAACCCGGAGGAGTCGGTGCCAGCGCTCTTGCGAGTGTGCAGCGCCTGCACCTGGAGGGCGTGCGCCTCGCGGATCCGCGCCGGGATCTTCGGGGCCAGCGAGGCGAGAGCGTCCGCCATCTCGGCCTGGTCGGCGGCGGCCTGGGTGAAGAGTCCGGCGAACACTCCGCACTGCACCTTGGCCGCGTCCAGGAGGTCTCCGAGCTCGGCCGAATCGACGGAGGGAGCGTCGGCCCAGCCCTGCCGGATCGAGGCCGTGTCGTGCCAGCTGGCCACGTCGGGCTCCTTTCGGGTCGGGGTGCCCGGCCCGCGCGAGGGGGGCGCGCGGGCCGGGAGCTGATCAGGAGGCGGGGGCGACGATCTTGCGCTTGACGATGGCGCGCTTGTCGGAGAACATGACGCCTCCGTAGCTGAAGAACCCGAGGTCGAGGCCGCCGTTGGGGATGACGATGGCCTCCAGGTTCGGGATCCGCTTCTCCTTCACCTCCGCCGCCCGCTTGTCGTAGGCGAGGAACTGGCCCGCGGCGAGCTTCGAGTCCGCCTCGATGAGGCCGACCTCGGCGACGGTGGCGGTGCCGTCGGTGAGGTTGACGCCGAGCTTCAGCGCGAGCCACGCGGGGAGGTCGTTGATCTTCAGCGTGGCGAACTGGTCGAACACGTCGTCCGCGAGGCGGATGCAGTCGAGCGAGGCGCCGATGGCGCGGAACTCGCGGGCGGTGGTCGAGAGGGCCGCGAGGAGGGTCGGGGAGTTGGCCTTCAGGGTCGCGGCGTTGACGAGCTGGGAGGCGACGTCGAAGTCGGACACGCGGTCGTAGTTCACGGCGAGCTTGCCGAACAGGGCGCCCACCAGGTCGGGGGTCCCGAGGTCCACGAGCTTGCGGTCCAGGCGCGCGGCCCAGGCCCACCGCTCGGGCTCGAAGGACACCTTCTCGGTCTTGAACCCGTTGCCGGGGACCTCGGCGAGGTCGCCCGCGTACTTCTCCGGCACCGGGGTCTCGGTCCACTTCCAGCCCTCGATCTTGTCGGAGGTCAGCTCCTTGGCGCCGCCGAGGGAGTCGATGACGGGGCGGCCGGAGGTGTCCGCCTGCCACACCTCACCCACCCAGTCGGGCCGGTTGACGAACGCGACGGCGGCGTCGTCGGCCTTCGCCTCGGTGTAGGTGATCTCCTCTAGCGCCATCTGAACAGCGCCGATGCCTCGCTTGGCGGCGGTGGCGACGCGGGTGGCTGCCTCTCGCAGGGAAAACCCACGGTCGCGGGTCTCCAGCCGGGTGCCGGGGAGCGGGGTCTCCGAGGGGCCGGCGGCCAGCTCGGCGGGAACGGCGGGCGCTGCGGGCTCGGCCGGGGTGCGCTGGTCGGCCGGGAGCGCGGCGAGGGCCGCGTCGAAGGTCGCCTGAGTGATGGTTCCGGCGGAGAGGGCGGCGCGGAGCTGGGCTTCGTTCATGAGGTGGAGGTAGTCCTTTCGGGCGTTGTCGAGGGAGGCCGAGACGGCGGAGACGCCTGCGGAGGCGACGGCGGGGATCGCGACGAGAGAGGTCTCGTAGATTTCCCCGGCGTAGACGTGGAGGGTGAGGTCGTCATCGAAGGCGTACTCCGAGAACGTGAAGCCGATGGAGAACCCGTCGCGCAGGCCGTTCCCGGCCTCGGTGAGCGCACGGTCGCCGTTCTCGCCCTCGGGGAGGTGGAAGGTCGCCTCGGTGATCGAGTCGTCCACGGCGGTCATGTAGCCGAGGGGGTCGGCCATGTCGTGGTCGCGCAGGAGCTTCACGCGGTCGAGGGGCTGGCGGGTGGTCAGGGCGCCGGCGTGGATGATGATCCCGTGCGAGGGGATCAGCTCGTCGTAGGCGACGATGGGGCCGGCCACGGTGCGCTCGGCGGTGGACAGCTTCACGGAGCGCATGAGCGCGAGGAGCTGGAGGGTGATCATGCTGCGGGGTCCTTTTCCGGGGCGGGGGTGTCCCAGCCCTCCTGCTCGGCGATCCACTGGTTGGTGAGGAACCCGGCATCCTTGCCGAGCTTGTAGGCCTCGAAGCGCGTCTTCTGGTCGTCGCGGGTCAGGTCGTCGGTGTTGAACCGGACCTCCCACCCGCGCGGCGTGACGTCGGCCATCGAGAGCCGCGAGGTGATCGCGGTCATGTGCGGCGCGAGGAACAGGTCGATGACTTCCCAGTTGCGGGAGGCGCGGTTGGAGTAGGTGAGGGTCGAGCCCTGCACGGCGACGTCGGCCAGCCATGCGGGCATGCCGAGGTGGCGGGCGAGGTCGAGGTCGAGGCGGTCGCGTCCGGCGATGAGGAGCTGTTCGGGGTGCTGACCCATCGGGGTCGCCTTCAGCGATTTCGACGTGTAGCCGACGCCCTTGCCGGCGCGAGCGTCCACCCACGTCTGGAGGAGCTGGTCGATCTCTTCGTTGTCGAGGTCTTCGCCGTCGTTGTGCAGCTCGATGGAGGGGACGGGGTTGGCCTCGGCGAGGGCCGCGGCGCGGTTGATCGCGTAGGCGCGGCGGATCGTCTCGTCGGCGTCGATGAGGAGGCCGGAGTCGGGCGACTCGAACTCGATGACGTCGGCCGCGGCGACGGGCTTGCCCCATGCCTTCGCGAGCTTGCCGTCGCGGTCGAACTCCGCATCCGCGTGCGGGAGGAGCTTGACCCAGGCGGGCCACCCGTAGGAGTCGCGCTCCTGGACGATCCACCAGGTGCGCGGGTAGAACATGAGCGCGTCCACGGTCCAGGTGAGCGTGGCCGACGCGGACCGCTCGCGCTCCGGCTGGGCCAGGAGCGCGAGCGGCGCCGGGGCGGGGCGGCCCGCCTTCATGGTGCGCAGGCCCATGCGGCCGATGGTGCCCGCCATGATGCGGCGGCCCTTCGAGATGACGGGGAGCTTCATGGCTTTGCCGCGGGTGACCTTCATGCCGCCTGTGATGCCGTAGAGGTCATCGAGGGTGATCTGGGTCAGGTGGTCGCCGTTGGACCACGGGGAGGCGATCTGTTGCGCCGTCCCGACGCCGGCCGCGCTCAGGCGGGCTGAGGTCCGGGTGATGAAGTCTGGGGTGGGCACTCGTCAACTATTGAGACGGACGTATTCTCCTGAAAACGCGAGGCCTTCCAGAGGAACGCGGCGAGGGCGCGGAGCGCCTGCTGGTCGCCCTCGTGGAAGGCCAGCTCGTGACGGCGCGCAGTCCTCCAGCCCTCCTCCCGGTCGAAGGCGAACGCGGACCACCACGGGCACTTGTCGCAGGCCACGACAACGGAGTGGGTGGTGAAGTCGAGCTTTATCATGATGCCTTTCAGGCCGACCGGAATTTGGGCTTGGACAGGGGTGCGGGCTTGTTCTGGAAGAGGAAGATCCCGACCGCTGCGGCGATGATTCCGGCGATGGGTGCGGTCGAGTCGGAGCGGGAGAATCGGATCACGTCATTGATGTGTTTCAAGGCCAGATTGGCGATGTTGTAGCGGAGGGTTTTGGACCCGTCGTGGCGGAAACGGCCGTCCTTGATATCGCCGAGCGCGGAGACGCAGGCGGTCCCGAACTCGCGGGCGTTGAGGGTGCGGACCTTCTCGCCGTCCGGGTCTTTCAGGAGGCGGCGCAGCTCGGCCGTGATCACGCGAGTCGGGCCGCCGTCGTCGGCGCCGAAGACGGCCGGCCGCCACTCAGCGTGGAGCTTCACGAGGAACGCGACCAGCCACGCGGTGCCGGGCGCAGCGTGGATGACGCGGGTGTGCGGGATCCCCCGGCCATCGACCCAGGAGCCCATGACGGCGGCGCATTCGTTGTCGGGGGCGACCTCGTAGGTGATGGCGATATCGCTGCGCGTGGGCCGCTTCGTGCGGTCGCTCATCTTCAGTGAGTCCCAGTCCTCCATGGGCACCACGGGGTCGGCGGCCTCGGTCCAGACGTTGCAGAACGAACGGAGCCACTTGGCGCGGGCCATGTTCGCGGAGTACAGGAGCAGGCCCTCGGCGGTCACCGTGTAGCCCACGGCGGGGTGGAAGCTCTCGATGGTGTCGAGGTCGTAGGGGTCGCCGCCGTCCGGGAGGCCCCACTCGAAGTAGGCGATCTTGGACCACTGGCCGCCGTTGCCGCCGCGCTCCCGGTCGGCCACGGAGGCGCGCCCGCGGTCCACCCACTTCTTCATGAACGTGGAGAGCGCGGTGCCGGCCGTGCTGATCATCCACACCTGGCGCACGCCCTCCAGCGTCATCTGCGCGGGGAGGATCGCGTCTTCGAGCATGGCGTCGCCGAAGGCCTCCTCGAAGGCCCAGATCTCGTCCAGGGTGACCTTGGGCGGGGTCTCGCCGTGGAGGGCCTGCTCGGTCGGCGCGAAGATCTTGATGGCCGAGCCGTTCGGGAAGATGATCCCCTCGTCGCCCGCGGAGTAGCGGAACTTGGCGACGCCCGACATGGGCGACGCCTTGACGAGGTTCACGAGGTCCGTGAAGCGAGAGCGCGCGTCCTTGCCGGTCTGGGCGGTGTAGAACGTCTTCACGTTGGGCGTCGAGATGACGGTGTCGATCTGGACCGGGCCGACGAGGGTGGTCTTCCCGGACTGGCGGGGGACGGTGACGATCACGATTTCGTAGCGGAGATTGCCGAACACGGTTCGCTCGCCAGCGACGCACGCGACGTAGCGCTGCCACTCCATGAAGCTCTTGCCCATGCCGTCCGCGATGAGCGCCTGGCGGTGGCCGTCCGTGGTCGCCGCGGGGTTGTGCGGGGTCGCGTACTTGGGTCGGGCGTTCTGCCAGGTCCACGTGTCGATCACGAGGCGGGCGGGAGGGTCAGGACGCCCGGCTGCGCGGAGGCGGCGGCGGCGTTGAGCGCCTGCACCCAGGCGTTGAACTTGTCCATCTCCGAGCCCTCGCGCGGCTGCGGCAGAGCGAGGAGAGTCTCGCGCAGCTGCGCCGCCGCCATCGCCACCGCCGACGCTCGGCCGGCGCGCGTGCCCGCGGTCACCGCATCGGCCAGCTCCAGCGCGAGCTGGCACATGGCGAAGTGCCGAGGCTGGATAAGGCCCTCGTCATTGAGGGCGGTAATGGTCTTCACTACCGACTCGCGCAGCGCCCCATTAGCGGCGCCATAGCCGCCATTTAATTCCAGGCCGTCGAGCATCGAATCAGACTCGGGCATCTTTTTCCGTTCGGTTCGCGTTTCCGGGCGAGCCCGGTTTTTTGTGGGAGGTCGGAGAGAAATGGACGGGGCTGCGCGTGGGTGTCCGTGAGGCCGGATTCTTAAAGAATCACGCGCTTATCGCGAACCATTCGAGGCCGCTCTCTATCACTGCGGCCGGACCTTCCGCGTCTCTATTGCCGCGACTCTCATTGCATCTCTTGTGCGCGGGCGCGAGGTTGCGCAGGTCGTAGACCGCGCCGCCCTTCGACCTCGGGATCACGTGGTCCGCGGTCACCGCACCGGGCAGACCGCACAGGTGGCAGATGGTCCCGTACTCGGCGAGGGTGAGGCGGACGTAGGTCTGTGCCTTGCGTCCGCCCCAGTCCTCGGCCGGGAGGTCGGGATCCCGGAGCGCCCCGTCCCCACCCCTCGGCTTCACCACAGGGTGGGCTCCTCGGCCGGCACGTCGAACACCAGCTCACTGATCGGCTCGATGCTCACGGCGACGACGGGCACGTGCCACCACATGGCGCACTCGATGGCCGCCTGCTCGTCGGAGTAGGACCACAGGCCGTGCTGCCCGCCGTCGTCGTGCAGCGTGTGTCGCCACACCAGCGGCCCCGCGTGCACGCCCATCGAGGCCAGCTCCTCGGCGACGAGGCGCCACCGCTCGACCACCTCAGCGTCGCTCCGGTCCACGACGGGCACGGCCTCGGCGATGCGGGCGCCGGCCGCGTTGCACCGGTCCAGGTCCATCAGTGCCCGACGCCTTCCAGCTCTGCCACGCGGGCATCCGCTCGGCGTAGCTCTGATCGCACCGAGGCGACCAGGCCCGGGGTGTCGGCCGCGTCGAGCATCCGGCCGAGGACGAGGCAGAGGGCTCGGTAGTGGCGCAGCTCGAAGGCGGCGAGGCGGATGGTCTGGAGCGGGCTCATCGTGCCCACGTCCGATCCGCGTCGATGGAGTAGTGCCGGCCGCGGTGCCCGTGGTGCAGCTCGCAGTAGACGGGCAGGGCGATGCCCCGGCCGGAGGAGTGCACGACCGACTCGCAGAGCCGGACGCCGCGCGGGTTGTAGTACCGGAGTCGGCCGCGGCACCGGTCGTGGGCGACGCAGTAGCGCGAGGACGATCCGACCCAGCGGTGCGGGGTCAGCCACTCGCGCACGCGGCGGGGGATGGCCGGCCACAGGACGACGGTCCAGAGCACGCCCGCGAGGGGCAGGACGATGGCGGCGGGGATGGTGTCGGGGGTGCTCATGAGTTGGCCTCCTCGAAGGCGGTGAGCCGCGCGTCCATGGCGGCGGGATTCTGGGATCGGATGATGGTGCGGGCGATCTGCGCGGCGGCGACGAGGAGGGCTGTAACCCGCTCGTCGGTGGTGGCGGGGTCCTCGATGAGCGGCAGGATGACGGCGGCGGTCCGGGCGATTACCTCCGCGGCGTCGGTGTCCGGGGCGGTGGCGGCCTCGGCGAAGGCGGGCATGACGTCCGCCGCGGCGCGCTGGGCGATGGCGCTGCTCGGGCGGAGCGCGACGACGACGCCACCGGTGAGGCACCGGGAGGCGAACCCAGCGATTCCACAGATCAGCTCGACGGCCTCTCTCCAGGTCGGAACGTGCTGGTCGAGGAGGTCGAGGTAGCGCTCCTCGGTGAAGGCGTCGCTCGCGATGAGGTCCATGGTTGCGAGGAAGGCGGCACGGCTGAGCATCAGAGCTTCACCCCCAGGGTCGGGAGGTGCGCTGAGTCCCGGACCATCTGCTTCTCGTCTTCGGCCGCTCTGGCGGTGACCACCTCGCCGACGTGTATGGCCAGGAGGTTCCCGCGTGCGGCCTCCAGGAAGGCGATCCCGACGTCGGTGGACCAGGTGCGCGTCTCGACCAACATGGCGACGAGGCGCAGCTTCGCGGCGGTGTGGCGGAACACCTCGCGCTCCTCGAAGGTCGCGAGGTGGTGGTCGTCCTCCTCGCGCTCGTACTCGGTGGCGGCGTGGCGGAGGTCGGCCGAGACGGTCACGAGGACGTACTCGGGTCGGTCGTCGCGGTGGGCGGGTCGGTCGATGGTCACTGGACTTCTCCTGTCTGCTGGTCGAAGGCAACGCCCTCGATCTCGTAGGGGTTGCGTTCGCCGCAGTGGATGCAGCGTCCGTTCAGTGGGTGGTACTGGTGGTGCACCTTTCGGTGCGCTCCGAACGCGCCGCATAGGCCGCTCGGAGAGTCGATGGCTTCAGCCGCGGAGCGGAGCGACGCCGCGACGTCGAAGGCGTCGCCAGAGGGCGTGCGGCTCTGCCGCTCGGACTCCCCCGTGCGCGTACTGGGGTTGTCCTGGGTAGTTCTATAAGTGTTCTTAAGTAGTGTTCTTCTTTGCGTGCGATTTTCTGACGCGGTTGCCATGCGATTTTCTGACGCGGTGCGCGAGTTATCCACAGGCTTCGGGGACCGCGTGCGATTTTCTGACGCGGTGGTTCCGTCACCCTCGAACAGGGGGATCGTCGGCTCGGTGAGGTGCCAGCGGGTGCCGTATACGCCGGAGCCCTCACGGACGGGCTCGCGCGACAGGTAGCCGTGCTGCTCCAGCTCCATGACGCCGGTGCGCACGGCGGTCAGGCCGTCCGGGTCGGAGTCGTCCGCAAGGCTCTGGAGGCTCACCGGAGTGCCGGGAGCGTGGCTCATGAGGAGCACGAGGATGCCGCGAGCTTTGTAGCTCATGCGGTTGTCGCGGGCGTAGGCGTTCGGGATCTGCGTGAAGTGCGTCTCGAAGCTGAGCTTCGTGCGGACGATGACGCCCGCCTTCTGGCGGGGCTCGGTCTTCACTTCGTCGCCTTGATGTCAGAGCGGTCGAAGACGTAAGCACCAGTCGAACCGTCGAGCTGGGCGAGCGGGCAGAGCCGACCATCCTTGACCATCTTGGAGACGGTGGAGCGATCGATCCCAAGCATCTGGGCGACGGTCGTCGCGCCGATGAGCTGCCCGGGCCAAATCATGCGCGGGTCAAACTCTGGGTCAGTGTGTGTCACGTCGAGGATGTTGTCACATCTGTGAGCTGTTTACAGCAGCGACGAACTGACACGCCGCAGTTGTTGCATGGCTGGGCCGTGGTGGCCATAATTGCGGACGTGACGAATGTGATGCCTGTCGGCGGCAGAGTGCCGACCTTTGAGCTGCACGACCGGCTGCGGAAGGCGCGAGAGGAGGCCGGGCTCAGTAACGCCGAGATGGCGGAGCACCTGGACCTGAGCGTGTCAGCCCTCAGCCACTACCAGACCGGCAAGGCCGTGCCGCGGCGACTAATTGTGATCCTCTGGGCGCTGCGCACGGGAGTGTCACACCAGTGGTTGCAGACGGGAATTGCACCTGGGCCGGATGACGACCCGGACAACGAGTTCACGGAGTTCTTGAGCCGCCTGAGGGAATCGAACCCTCGACCTTCTCATTACGAGTGA